AATAAAGCTGCCATCTGCATTTATTGGGATTGGAATGACCTGAACTTTTCGGTCTTGAACATAAGCTACAACGAAGCCAGTTTGCCAGTTTGCATAGCCTCTGGTATATGCCATGCCTGAACTGCTTAAATCTACCAAATTGCCAACCTCGACGCCCCACACAGTACGCCCTAAATGGCCTCTAGATGCCTCTGTAAAGGCCGAAACCCCCAATCTATGGGTATGCCCACAGACCACGCTTTTTCCAAGCCTTCTAGCCCCATTTAAGGCCGTTTGGCCTGGTACTTGTGATAGTGGGAAAGCATCACCATGAACGGCAGTCCAGCCATGAGCCCAGTCTAATCCGTAAGGATGAAATTTAATGCCTAGTTTGTCATAACCTAAAAATTTTTCGTACTGCATCTCAGGCAGATTTAAGAAGCTTGGTAGTCTTTTTTTAATTGATCGGTAAAGTCTTATGCCATGATTTGATCCAAGCACATCTGTAACGCCAAGATAAGTTAATACCTCTTGGGTCAGTAATCGATCCTCATGGATATTGCCAACCATCTCATCAATAGTTCCTGCGTTGAAACCCCCAAGTTGAGGTAAATCAATTTCATCGCCAATACAAATAGTGCGATGGGGTTTCCATTTGGCCAAGAAACGGCCGACTGACTTGGTTGCCTTCTCATCGAAGAATGGCACTTGGAGATCTGACACAAACGCTATGCGCTTAATCGTCATCCTCATCTGGAGTTGGGATAGTTGGGATTATTCCTTTATCGCCCACGATCCAATCAGGCATTGATTCAGGATTATCCATTAGGTAAAGCGCACAGGATTCATTAAATCCAGCCTTGCGTGCAGCTCTAAACATTTCATGCTTTGCAATATAGAATTGATCTAGTTTTGATAATGGTTCAGGAGTTTGGCGAACTACTCTCCGATTAACCTTTTTGCGTGGTGTGCGTTTTCGTGTGTTCGCCATAGTAGAAATTATCGCTTACTAATTAAGACGAATAGATCATCAACACGCGCTTCAAGTCGAGTAATTTGATCCTTAATCGAACTTCCAGAATTTGGCTTCAATTCTTGTAAATAAGATTTAATAACCCAGCGCAGACCCAGTAATAAACTTGTAGATACGGCGCATACTCCAACGGCTATGCCAACCCATTCGTTTGCGGTCATGACGCATTGATTCCATAATCCGCTTCGCTCCCTGACTTTGGATCTAACGCTTTCGCAATAGGCGCAACAATCGCACCAAGCATAGTTGCATAGGCTGGATGAATGTCAGCCACTATTGCTAGAGCAACTGTAATTCCACTAGCTGCGACAGCTCTCAAATATGACTTAATTGCTGCTTTGTGTTTTTTGGTCAGTTTCATTAATTGCCTTTCAGTAGTGGGATGTCGAACTTCTCGCCAGTTTGGTTTGGCTTAAAACTAATGTGAATGTGCTTATGGTGTGGATTAATGCCCCGATACTTAACCCAACGCCAAAGCGACTTACCTGAACATATTTTACCAGCGTGGATTATGTAAGATATACGCTTATCTTTTTTTGCTGTGAGTCGAAGTTGATCTGCCAGAGCATGACTAATCCCTTGCTCGTCAGATAAGCCAGCGTCAATATCGATCGCGCATACTTCACCTAATGGTCGTGGGTTATGGTCGGACTTCCTTGATTGATGCTTAAGATCACCGATCCATCCATCAGCTTTCCTGCTGCGATCCACGAAAGAATCATTTATTTGATCGCGTAAAGTATCAGCAGCTTTAGATAAATAAGGCTTCATTAGCCAAGTAGCAATTTTGCTTCATCAGCAGTTAAACCTAAGCGATCAAGAATTGCTTGGCGTTCGGCTTCTTTTGCTTCGGCTTCCGCTTTTGCTGTTGCTGCATTATCAGTATCTAATTTCATTTGAGCAATTTCCTCAGCGTTAGCATCCCTAACAATTTCCTCGCCAGTTTCGCAATTAACAATTTTTACCTGTGGTTTGAATTTACTCATTATTTCACCCCGTATAATATGTAAGAACCGCCTGAAACGCTTACTCCGTTTTCATTAGTTATGGTTATGCTGCTGATTGCGCTGGTGTTGATAAATGTTCCAGCACCTGTTCTATTTCCACCATTTGTTGTGCCTGTCCTTGAAGCACCAAATTCAAAATACTTATTCATAGCATTTGTATAATCAATTAGATTTAAATGAGCATAAGTATTTATATCACTTGTTGCCTCTAAATAAGTTGCAATAAAAGTTCGGCTAGTAGTAGCAAGTTGAACAGAAGAAGATTCAGCAGTAATACTATATTGTGTATAACTGCCAGATGTTGAGTTTCCATTTAATCTAAAAATTAATTGAGTAGCATTATCTAAAGTAAAAAAATCTCTTACAATTAGTTGTAAATTATTATAAGTTGCAGGAATTGAAGATATTGTTGTCGTTGATCCAGATAATGAACCTGATGCAATTACAGTCATTCCACCTGCTGATGGGCTTCCCCATTTTAACCCTGTTGCTGTTGTGCTGTCAGCAATTAAAACTTGATCGTTTGAACCAACCGCTAATCTTGCAACTGTGTCTGCTGCGGTTGCTGCAATAAGATCGCCTTTAGCATCAACAATAGTTTTAGCAATTGCTGCACCTGCATTGTTAAATACTGTGGTATCAATTGCAGTTCCAAGCGATCTAATCGCTGCTGCGCCATCTTTGACCAGCGCGGTATCGTCTGGAGTAGTCCAGCTATAATTGGTAGTGGTTGCCATTTTATCCTTTTCCTATGCGACTATTGTAGCGTATTCCCAAGTTAAAGTTGGGCTTAAAGTGTTCCATGCTTCGGTGGCTGGAGTTGTATTCCAACGCATCGCCACTTGGCTGAATGCAACTGGAGAAACATTGATTGTGAGAAACAGTTCATTGAACCGAGTGCTCCATGACCAGCCCTCAACATAGCCTTCAAAATCTCCACCTGAGATTTGATTGGGTAGGTTTTGAATATGAACTGGCATTCCCATAAATACAGCTAAAAGATCATCCCGATCTGCGTTATCAATTTCAGGGTTAGTGATTGGGAATGTAATCGATTGGAATGCTGGGATTGGATAAGCTCTTTGTGCTATGTATCGATCAGCAATAGCCTGAGCATCGACAGTTCCATGAACGCGAGAGTTAATCGTTTCGGCTTTGTAGCCATATAGGGCAATTGAAGCGGCATCTGTGGCATCAACTTGCTGATTGTAATTGCTACCATAATTAAGATAAATGTCATTTCTAACATCTGCTGAACGCATGATTGTAGACAAGCCAGCGCCTAACGCATGGCGAGCATCTAGTTCGACATAACCATTGTTGAGCAAATAATTCTGTCTATGGTCTGCATCTGCATAACCTATATTTCCGGCATTGTCCTCATAGATATAACCGAATGCTGAAGTTGCAATATCTGAAACAACATTGTAAATGCTGTCCGTAACATTTGATTGGGAACTCATTGTGTAAAGACCAGGTTGATCTATTTCACCAAGTCCTAGATTGACTGCATTTTCCCAAGTTTCGGTTGCATTATAAGTAGACCATTGAGAAGCTGCTGGCACATCATTCCAAGTTCCAAGTAACACACTTGAAAGAATGTCATAGATTTGGTTGCCATCTTCATCTTGAGAAATGTTGTCATTAAATACTTCTTTTGCAATTCGAGCAAGTGAACCCATTGCTAAAAGTGTATATTCGATAACTGTTGCGATAGATCCAGTAGCACCAGCTGAAACAGTTACATCCGTAATATCTCCACCAAATATACTTACATAACTTCCGGTTGAGTCTTTTACTTGTAGATCAAAAGAATCATTTATGTCAAAAGGTAAAGTTTGATTATTTAATGCAACCAAAGAAATCTGTATATAAGAAGGGAGTGCCTGTTGGTAAATATCTGTTCTACCTGATTGGTGTTGAACATCTGAAATGGCTATGTCAGTATAATCAACCCCACCGACAGTTAACTTCCAGTCTGGAGTAAAGACTGTCATTGTTAATTTACTCTATCTCTTAATGCGCTAACACTTCTAGCAGATTGAGCGTTTAAGGTCTTAGCAACAGCTCTGGCAGCACCTTCGCCATCTATGGCATTAATTGTTATATTGTTAATTTGACCCATACCACCACCGCCAAAATTACCAGTTGATGGAGCATAATTTGAAACTGCTGATCCACCTAGATCTCCACCGCTTGCTAATTGTGATAACCCATAAGTTGCAGCAACGGCAGTTAAAGCGGCAGCAGCAGCTCCTACTGAAGTTCCACCGGTAGCAAATGCGGTTGCCACAGCTGCACCAGCAGCAGCAGTTCGTAGGGCTTTCATCGCAGTAACTAAAGTCATGATTGCAGTAACAAATGCAACAATTTTAGATGCAACAAATACGCCAATAATAATTGCACCCAATACTGCTAATTCTTTTCTAATACTAATTACAAATTCAAGAGTTGATCTAATCTGCTCGCCAAATTGGAATGCGCCTTCAGTAGCTTCAGTTATGCCAGCGGTAACGCCATCCTCACCAGAGAACCCAGCAGCAAATGCTTGAATTAAAGGAACGGCTGTTTCTAAGAAATAATCTGCTAATTCTTTAACGATAGGTAATAAGGCTGTTCCAATTTGCTCTTTAGTTTCATCGACAGCGATTGTTAATTGTCTAAACTTA